TGTTCTTAGAGGTGTAGCTGGACTTCCATCAGAAACTTTAAGCACAATTGTTTCTTATGATGAATTAAATAAGACTGTCAGTATTGCTGGGACAGTTTCAGCAGGAATTTCATCTGGAACAGAAATCACAATTGCTTATGGATGGGATACTCAAACAGATAGGGGTATTTCATTCACTTACAATGATGATTCTGTTGGATTGGGAACAACTGCAACTAAAACTGGTTTCTTTGGTTTCCAAGATTATAATCAGAAATTTACTTTCATTCCAGATGCAACTATTGGCATCACAACATCAACTGGTGTTCGTGGTTATGTAAGTGGAACAAAGGGATATCTTGATATCAAAGGTATCTACTATCAGTTAGAAGATACTAGCACCAATGGCGTTGTGTATTTTGACTCCACTGGTTTGATGAATTCTACTACAGATCCTGCTAGTGGTTTATCGACTTCAAACTATATACTTACAACACAACCTGGAACAAATGTTCCTGTTTGGACTACTACTATAGATGGAGGAGCTTATTGATATGAATCCTGATGATGTGCAAGTTGATGTCAATGTTTTAGTAAAAACATTATCCGATAAAATGACATCGTTATACAAAGAAAATGCATTGTTAGAAGCAAAGTTTCAGAGTTTAATTCAAGACTATCATCAAATTCTAGAAGATAAACGAGAACTTCAAGCTGAAATAGAAAAAATTAAGAGGGAACAATGAAACCATCCAGCAGACAAGAATTGATTGATTATTGCCTACGAAAATTAGGCTATCCTGTGCTGGAAATTAATGTTGACGATGATCAAATTGACGATCTTGTTGATGATGCTTTGCAACTATTTAATGAGAGACACTTTGATGGTGTCGAAAAGATGTATTTGAAATATAAGATTACACAGGATGATATTGATAGAGCAAAGAGTAATGCAACAACAGAAAGAACAGTCGGCGTAACAACATATACTTATTACGAATCTCAGAATTATATTGAAATCCCAGATAGTGTTATAGGGGTTGAGGGAATATTCAGACTCGATGATAGCACATTGTCAAGTGGTATGTTCAATGTCGCATATCAAATTTTCTTGAATGATGTATATAATTTTACATCTATTGAGCTACTAAACTATGCAATGGTTAAAGAATATCTTGAGACTATTCAATGGCTAATTAGCCCAAGTAAAAAAATTAGATACTCAAAGCGTCAGAACAGATTATATATTGATATGAACTGGTCTGAAATTGATGTAAATACTTATATCGTAATTGAGTGTTATAGAATTCTTGACCCAGCAGATTTTTCTAAAATCTATAATGACTCTTTCTTGAAGCTGTATCTAACATCTTTAATTAAGAAGCAGTGGGGTCAAAATATGATTAAGTTCCAGGGAGTTAAACTTCCTGGTGGCATAGAATTAAATGGAAGACAGCTCTATGATGATGCTGTCAACGAATTGGCAGACATCAAGACAAGGATGTCTTCAGAGTATGAATTACCACCTCTAGACATGATCGGATAATAAAAGATGGCATTAAATCCATACTTCATTCAAGGAAATTATTCCGAGCAAAGACTTCTGCAAGATCTTATCAACGAGCAGTTGAAGATGTATGGTGTCAATATTGGATACCTACCAAGAGGTTATGCAATCAATGATGGAATACTAAGAGAGAATATCCTAGCACGTTTTAATGATAATTACTATATGGAAGCGTATGTAGCTTCTTATGGTGGATTTGGTGGTGGAGGAGATTTACTGACCAAGTTTGGTGTTCAGGCAAATGATGATTTATCTCTGATTATATCTAAAGAAAAGTATGAAGATTTTATTACTCCGTTCCTTGAAGCAGAACTTGCTGATGATGATTTAAAAATTACAAATAGACCAAAAGAAGGGGACTTAATATATTTCCCATTAACAGATACTCTATACGAAATTAAATTTGTTGAGCACGAAGTAGAATTTTACCAACTCAACAATCTATATGTTTATGAACTCAGATGTGAGCCATTCGTATTCGAGGATGAAGTTATTGACACTGGTGTATTTGAAATTGATACCACTGTTGCTGATAGAGGTATTGATGCTCTATTAACATTAACTGGAATTGCTAATACCGCTGGTGCTGGAACTACTATTGTTCCCGCAGGAGCAGTAAGTCAGATACATTTGATCAACGACGGATATGGATATACATCAGCACCAACAGTTACATTCTCTGCAGCTCCGTCTGGCGGTCTTACTGCAACAGCAGTTGCTATTACAACTAGTAGATCTTCTGTTGGATTCACATCAGCATTGTCAATCGAACGAATAGTATTGACAAATCCTGGTGGTGGATATACAGCAGCTCCAACAATTACTATCAGCGGTGGCGGTGGAAGTGGTGGTATTGCTACTGCCTCAATTGCTGATGGAACTATTTCCAATATTCAGATTAATAATGCTGGAGCTAATTATTCAGGTGCTCCGACGATAACTATCGATCCACCTCTATCTGGATCTGGTGTAACTGCAACAGCAGAAGTTGGAATTGTAAATGGATTTGTTTCCAGCATTTACATTACTAATGCAGGAGCTGGTTATACAACTGCACCAAATATCAGCATTTTACCTCCAGGTATTTCTACTGGAAATTATCTATACAATGAAGTTATTACTGGAGAAACATCTGGTACACAGGCAATTGTTAAAGATTGGGATGCTGTTAATAAGGTTCTTAAGATTTACAGATTGTCTGGAAGATTTACTCCTGGTGAAGTAATTGTAGGGTCTGCAGCAACGTATCATACAGGAATTGGATCAACTGGAAGATACATACTATACACTGCCGATTATTATAATGACGAGGAAAATGCCTCGCAGAATGAACTTATTGAAACAGAAGCAGACGGAATATTAGATTTTACAGAAAATAATCCATTCGGAGAATACTGATGTTAGGAAATTACTATTATCACCAAATCATAAGAAAAACTATCATTGGGTTTGGTACTTTGTTCAATGACATTGAAGTTAGAAAAGAAGACTCTAACGGTAACGTCGTGTCGGCTATGAAAGTTCCTCTTGCTTATGGCCCAACACAAAAGTTCTTAGCAAGAATTGAACAGCAGCCTGATTTAAATAAGAAAAGAACTATAACTCTTCCAAGACTTGCATTTGAAATGAAGGGAATACAATATGACCCTTCAAGAAAAAGCAGTGTAACGCAAACATTTAAAGCGGTTGATAATAATGCAAGACTACAAAAAGTCTTCATGCCAGTTCCATATAACATCAAATTTCAACTTTCTATCATGTCTCAAACGCAGGAAGATGTGCTTGAGATTATTGAACAGATTCTACCATATTTCCAGCCAGCTTTCAATGTAACTATTAACTTGGTTGAATCAATTGGAGAAAAAAGAGATATTCCCATTATCTTGGATTCTGTGGATCCACCAGATGATAATTATGAAGGATCCTTTGATCAAGGCAGGGTTATCATATATACATTAAACTTCACAGCAAAAACTTCCCTTATTGGGCCTGTTGTTGATTCGGCAGATAAGCTTATTAAGAAGGTTTCAGTTGATTACTACGGTAACACCACAACAACTGCAAAGCGTGAAGTACGTTATACGGCAACACCTAAGGCGTTGCAAGATTATAACAACGATGGTGTTGTAAATTCTGCTGATGATCCGTTAGTAGAAGCTGGTGACGATTTTGGATTTAATGAGACTGTTTCATTCTTCCAAGATTTTAAAACTTATAGTCCATCACAGCAAACAGATGTAGATCTCTAGCATGAATACTTTCGACAAAATTAGTGACGCTTTAAACGTTGAGTCTGAGGTTGAGTCTTCAGAAATAGTTAAATCTGAAAAACCAAAAATTATTAAAGTTGAAGAACCTCAGAAAGACTATGAATATACTAGAGGTCAGCTTTATGCCTTGATTGAGAAGGGGCAAGAAGCTGTAGATGGTATCTTGGAAGTTGCAACTAGTTCAGATCACCCTAGAGCTTATGAGGTTGCTGGACAGTTAATCAAAAACGTCGCTGATGTTGCTGATAAGTTAATGGATCTTCAAAAGAAAATGAAGGATCTTGATGAAAAACATGCAAGACCAACAACAGTAAATAATTCCTTATTTGTTGGTTCCACAGCAGAACTTTCTAAATTAATTAAGCAAGGAATTCTAAATAATAATAATCAAGATTAAATAAAATGAGAGACGGTAAATCCGCCAAAGACAAAGGATACTCACTCCGCGACTGGTTTAAAGGTGGCGGATGGGTTCAAGCTGGTGGTAAATATGATGGTAAACCTTGTGCAAAACAGCCAGGTCAAAAAACTAAGCCATACTGCCGTGACCCTGATGACCGTGCATCATTAGACAAAGAAGAAAGAAATAAGAGAGCAGCTAAAAAACGTAAAGAAGATCCAAATCCAAATAGAAAAGGAAAGGCAAAAATGGTACATCAGGAAGAAGCAGGTTGTAAGAACTGCGGCTGCGGAAAAGTCAGGAAGGAAGGATGTGGTTGTGATTGCCATATGCAAAAAGAAGCAGTATCCGAAAAGGATGATGAGTATTCCATGATTAGATCACAGTTGAAATCTATTCATAATGCTGCATCTAGATTGGATAAGAAGGTTGGAAAGAATAAGAAGGGTGGAATGGAAGCCTGGGTTCAATCGAAAATCACTAAGGCACAAGACTACATTGACACCGCTGCTGATTATGTGACCAATGAAGCAGCAGGTGAGAAGGATGCCTGCTATAAGAAAGTAAAGTCTCGCTATTCTGTATGGCCCTCTGCTTATGCATCTGGTGCTCTAGTTAAGTGCCGTAAAGTCGGTGCAAAGAATTGGGGGAATAAGAAAGAAGAAGTATCTCCAATCGTAGCAAAAATTTTAGATGAAAAGTGCTGGGATGATTATAAGCAAGAGGGTATGAAAAAGAAAGGGAAGAAAATGGTTCCTAATTGTGTACCTGTGTCTGAAAACATTAAAAGAGTTCAGACTAATGGTAGAGTTTACACTGTAATGGTAAACTTCTATGGTAAGTATTATACCATTAGATTATTCTTCTCTGGCGCTGAGCAGCCTTCTAGAGAAGAAATAAATACCGCTGTCGCAAAAATTTATCCAACTGGTAAAGTTCTTGCATATTATCCCGCAATGAATACGGTTGGATCTGATAACTATGTTATTGCAAGAGAAGAGGCTGAGTACAAACCAGAACCTAAGGGTGGCAACACCACATATGATAGTGCTGAGAAGCGACGCAGAAACTATCTACTAAACATAGGAGTAATTGGTGAAGGAGCAGCTTGGACAAGAAAAGAAGGACAAAATAAAAAAGGAGGACTCAACGAAAAAGGACGTAAGTCTTACGAAAGAGAAAATCCAGGATCTGACCTTAAAGCACCAAGCAAAAAGGTTGGAAACAAGCGTAGGGCATCATTCTGCGCTCGAATGAAAGGTATGAAG